GCCTGGGCAAGCAGATCGTCACGGTCAACGATCCAGCAATGCCCCATGTAGCGGGCCTCCTCCATGCTCGTAGCGGCAGGGTCAATGAAGAACCTGTCCGGGCTGATCCTGTACACGCGGGGAAGGTTCGGCTCCTCGCCGTCCATCGCCTTGTACCCGGCGCGAGGTTCGCTCACCGTCATGGCAACGCCGTGACCAAGCAACATATCCGTTGCGATCCGCTCCAGGGTGTTGCGAACCTTCGTCATCTTGCACCAACGGTTCATCGCAATCTGCAATGAAGTTGCGCTCAACGACTGCGACACGGGGCGGGCGCTCTTCACGCGGATCTTCGGAGAGTCATGCACGATTCGCGGCAGGATCAGCGCCACATACTCATGCACGAAGTTCTCCGGATCGTCCTCATGGGTGTCGATTGCACGGTAAGCGGGACCGTGGAATCGCTCAATCAGCCTTCGCCACTCCGTCAGATGCTGGTCGCGGAAGTCCTCCGCCGCTTCGACCTCGCGCATCAGCGAATGCAGATCAAGTTTGAGCATGGTCAGCGAACTCCCTTGCGGTGGAAGCCGCCCTTCATGCCACCCTTCATGCCGCCACCCATTCCACCGCCCATGCCGCCCCCGGCATGACCGCCGTTCCCTCGCCGGGAAGTGGCCTTACCGCTTGACCGGGATGGACGGGAAGCCCCGTGCGACTTGCTCTTCTTTCCGTACATTGCTCTGCTCCTTCGCCGCCTTCTGCGGCTTCTGTGCAACGAGCGACCGGATTACCTCCGCGTCCTCTCCCGTTGCGTAGTGGGTTTCGTCATCGACATACACAATGATGCAGTCCTGCTTGTCCACGCACTTGTCGATTGCGGACAGCGGGATCAGCACATTTCCGTTGCAGCGGATCAGCACTTCTTGCCGCCCTTCTTCTTGCCGTTCTTCATCGCTTGCCTCCCTTCCTGGTTGCCTTCCGTGCGGTCTTCTTCGCAACGCGATTCGGAAGGGACTTCATGTTCGGAGTCTCCTTCGCGAAACGCTTCGCAATCACGGGATTCTGCGCGAACATCATGCGCTGCTGCGCCTTGCTCTTGAAAGGCATCAGTATCCCTTCGCCTTCTTCATTGCCTTGCCCGTCTTCTTGGCATAGGAGGCAGCGGCCTTCTTGCCCTTCGCGGTGTACGGGAACGACTTCTTTCCGACCTTCGGCATCACTTGCCCTTCCATCCGCGCTTCATGGCGGAATAAGACTTCGCGCTCACGGTTGACTTCGACTTGGGGCGCGAGATCCCAAGGCGCTTTCGCCTGTTGATGTTTCCGACAAGAGAGTTCTTCGCCATGTCAGCAACCCCATCGCTTTCGTGCGGCCTTGCCGCGCTCACCGCTCCATGACCTGGAACGAGCGCAGAACGACTTGTGGCGCGGATTGTCCTTGTCCTTCGTGGGAGCCTTCAGATTGCTCCCGGTCGCATTGTTGTACCTGGCACGGCCCTTTGCAGTCAGCCCCGCTCCCTTGGAAACGGGAAGTTTCTCGCCGCGACCAACCGCCAGGCTTGGCCCCTTCTTCCTAGCCATTCAGCACCTCGTCATGTTTGAGGATCGAACCCAGGGTGTCGGTCCCGAAGACCTGTTCTTCGGGTACTGCCGCACCGATTTCATCGCACAGCATCAGCGCCCCGGCAAACGCGATCACGCGGTCACCGTGCGATTCCCGCGCACCGCTTGCTTCGTCCCGGCGCGACCCCGCTTCGATGCTGCCATCGTCAAGTACCACATACTCCAACATCTCGTCCAGGCACTCTTGGCTAGGCGTTGTCACCTCGCCCTGGGCAAGACACCTTGCAAGATTGCCAAGCAATGCCCGCTTGTTGCGCTTCGTGCTTGTCCAACCGATCCGCATGGTGCGCTTCTCGTCCTTCGTGCCGTCCACCCGCTGCCGGAAGATGTTGGTGTAACCCGCCCGCTCGAAGTCATGCTGCAACGCAGCGCCAGGGCCGTTGGTCTCCCATCCCACAAGGGGAGCCCGGCGACCGCGCCACACTTTTCGGCAAGCCTGTGCAACTTCGAGCGCCAGGTCATACGGGGCAATGTTCGGATCAACGAACTCCGCCACCACCGTCCTGGTCTCCGTGTTCATCACACACGCCGCCGCATTCGCGCTGCCCGTGCCGTAGGACGGATCCAGGAACACCACATAGTCCGTAGCCGCTGTCGGCGCATCCCACACGCGCCATCTGCCCTGGGGCTGCTGCTCCATCCGGCCTCGAACGATCTCGTAACGCCTTGCGTCCTTTGCATTGCGCTCTGCGTGTTGTGTGACAATGTGCGATGGGAAGAACGAAGCACCGCTGCCGACAGATTCAGCGAACACATTCTGCGCCAGGTCAATGCGGTCACGGCGGCGCAACTGGTCAGACAGCCAGGGCGACCAGGTGTACAGCGACCCGGCGAACCCGGTCACGCTGCCGTCTTCGTCCAGGCGCTGCACCGCTCCCTGGCCCTTCTCCGGATGCTGCCAGTACATCAGTTCGACCAGGCGCGGTTCGCCCGTTGTCCTGGCCTGGCTGATCAGCCTGGAGTACTCCGTACCCGCGCCGATTGGCGTTGAGCAAGCGACCCGGCAACTGGTGCAGTCTGCCGCGCTGCGCCATGCAGCGTCCGCGTTCTCCAGGGCAGCGAACTCATCGAACAGCACCAGGGTCCGGCGACCTCCGCGCCCGATGTGTTCCGTGCTTGCCTGGCCCGTGATGGTCGCGCCGTTGCTTGGATGCCGGAGCATCAGGTGCTGCCGGAACGCTCCGCCCTTCGCCATCTTGTCCACAGGCGCGGGCAGCAGCCATGCGGGCTGATTGCACAGCAGATAGTCCAGTTTCCACATCAGGCAATCCGGATCGCCTGACTTGTCAACCAGGTCCTCAACACGCGACACCAGGAGGGACTGCCAGGCATGGAACTGCCACCCCCACAATGCAACAGCACAGCACAGCCAGGACGCGCCCATGTCGCGGGTCTTGCGGATTACCAGGTCGCGCCCGCCCTTCACGCTGTCGATGATGCTCTGCGCCGCCTGGCGCTGACAATCCCACAGGACAAACGGAGTATGCGGATTCGACACGGGCCGCTCCCGCCCTGCATCGTCCACTTCCTTCACGCGGAATGTCCAGGCACAGCACTCGCACCAGGCTGCAAAGTCATCGGCAAACGCAGCGCGTAGGTCTTGCTGCTGTGCATTGTCTGCATTCAGCACACGCGACCGAAGCAGATAGATTCGTTCAGTTTCTTTCGACACCGATCCGCGCTCCCCATTCGCGCAGCATTCGAGCGCCTTGCGAAGAGTCTCCGCGCTGATCTACCTGGATTGCGCCGCCGTCCGCGCCCGTGTGTTCGATGCGTAGGCCCTCGCGGTACTTGCGCGGTCGCAGGGCCTTCAGCCGGAAGATCAGCAGCGTTGCAGCAGTCTTGTCAATCTGCCGGAGACCCCGGATTGCCTCATCTGCAATCTTCTCGTAGCGGTCCGCAATCTCCGCGTCCAGTTCCTCCAGGGCTGCATGGAATTCCGGATCCCTGCGCCGCCAGGAGGAAGGCGTGTGTGTGCTTACGCAAGCAATGCGACACGCCTCATCCCATCCATGCTCCGCAAACGCTTCCAGGAACGCTTTCTTTGAAGCCGCAATATCAGCAGCAGCGGCCTTGGGAGGTCGCCCTGGTCCACGCTTGCGTACTTGCCCTGTCTGCGCCTCATCCATGCCCAGGTGAGATACCACAGCCCTGGCTGACTCCCGACAAATCTGCGCGGTTTCTGCTTGGCTTTCTGCAATTTGCACAAATCTGCCGGAATTCCTTCCCTGTTGTGTGATTGTGTGGTATTGTTCTCACATTCGCACACAGGGCCATGTGGTCCTGTGAAACACACAGCGGGCCAACAGGCCCAGGAGATTGACAGATGGCACATCAGATTCGCAGCAATGACCACCTCGCACTCGCTGACAAGGGTGCATGGCACGGCATGGGTACGGT